GATAAGTTCTTAAACGGAATACCTGAATACATCTGTATCAAATCACGCAGCACTTGACCTTTAGAATTCTCATCCATCCATATACCCCATTTTAATTTATGGTTAGTAGTTAACGCTAACATATACCAAGTCATAAAATAAGTTTTTCCGACATTGTCTCCGCCAAGAATTCCGTTATACTGACCTATCTTAAATCTTAAATAGTCATCCAGCTTACAATCTATGCCAAGCCCTTGTGCTATTTTCCCGTCTTTGTAATCGTGCAGATATCTTCTCGCACTTCCGTTACTTAATACCATATTGCTCTTGTAATTTTTTAGCACGTTCAACTAATGGATCAACAACAGTAGGTTGTTTAGGTTGTTTAGGTAAAAATGGTATTGTATTATTTAAAGTTGATTTCCAATTTACAATTTTAATCATTTTACCATTCTTCTCCTTACACCAATCATTAACTAACCAACTTTCATATTTTAATTTTAATGCTTCAATAGATACATCTTCAACAACAGAAATACCATAAGCAACAAACTCTTCAGATGAAGGAACTTTGTTTATTTGTTTAATTGTTTCTTGTTTATTTATACTAACAGTGCTTTGACTGTGCTTTGTACTGTGCTTTGACAGTGCTTTGTCTAGTGCTTTGGTAGGTGCTTTGGTATTTTTTACAATAGCAACTATGTTGGATGAGTATTGATTTTTGCTAGTTTCAACCATCTCTATAAATCCAAAATCCACAAGATCATTTAAACCTGCTGAGTATGTTCTCCAGTTCTTAACTCCTATGGCTTCCATAACCATCTGCGAAGGAAATCCAAATTTATTTTTCCATCCAAGTCTATTACAATGCTCAATAGAAAAATAATATATTGCATAGTGTATTGGTTTAACCTTATCAGGATTTTCAAATGCCCAATCACAAAAGTTTCTACTTAGTTCGTATCCGTTCATAATTTATTTTTTATTTTGAGTCATTTGTTTTTGAATATGGTGTAATACACCTAATAATTCATATACTTCATCCTCTCCAAAATAAATCATCTTATAACCACAATCATCTAATATTGTGATGCAAACGCATCCAGCTTCAGGTTTTAATTCAAGAGATAATCCTTTCTCGTTAATGCAATCTAAAATGTACTTCATATAAATTAAATAAAATAAAAAACCCCATCGAATCCACAGCTTCCTACTTCTGCTTCATCGACAGGGTCGAATAAGTTTTTAAGTTCTTATAATGTAGGAAGAGAACTATTACACAAATATAACTATTCTATTTGACTTTTGTTTTAAAACGGAAGATCAGTTTCGTTCTTATTATTCACCTTATCGCTAAAGTTCTCCATCTTTTTAAATGGTTCTTGAATGCTACCAGCGAAGAATTTACCTGCTTTACCTTCTTTGATCCATAGGCTAACAGAATAGTCCTTACCTTCTACGTTTACAGTTCCTGTATAGTCAGGCTGTGTTTCTTTCTCTTTCTTGTTGTTCTTAAAGATTACAACTTTGTTCGTGTTGTCGTACTGCATTTTACTTTTGTTTTTGATTAATAAATTCTTTACTTAATTCTTGTAAGTCATTTCTAAGCATTTGATTTTCTTTTATTAGCTTTTTGTTTTCTCTTTCTAATCTACAAAAATCGTGATAAAATTCTTTTGCCCTTAGTTTTCTTTTTTCAAATTCATTCTCTAATATTTCAAGTATGTTTGTCATTTCAATTCTTGTTTTAGTTTTTCAATATATAGCGTTGCATCCATTAATTCTTCTTGTAGATGTTTTAGCCATTCTAACGTACTTAAATCTGTTCTGTCAAGTGTTACTCCGTATTTATCTATTCCACGCTCTGAACGGGCTTTAAATTGCGTAATAACGGATTCTACTATGCTATCCTTCATAATATACTTTTAAGTTGCTCGTAATACTCTCTCGCTAACTCTACCTTCTCTTTAATATTCTCAATAGCATCTTCGTTTCTTTCTACGATGAATCTTTTAATTCGTAGGTTATTTGGTAAGTGATCAAAAGTATGCTGAGATTGTACCGCCTCACGTAAATCTAAATCTTCGTCTATAAGACCAGCTTTCCAATGCGCTCTACGTACTTCGTCTTCTACTATTTGATGAGGTGTGTCCATTAAGCAATAAACTAACTCAGCTTGGTCTAATCCCGTTAACCACATATAGCCTTGTAGTTGCCAAAAGTAATCCTTATTCTTTAACTCGGCGTCAAATAGAGGAAAGGTATTGCCATCCCAAGAACATTTAATGTCGGCAAGTAAGTACTTTGTAATTACGTCAGGTGTTCCGCTTATCCAATCGTTCTCGTAGCCTTGTTCGTTTTTTACTACGAAATCCCATCCTAAGACTTGACCAGCGAAATCAATAGCTTCGTCTTCCATTTGTAGTCCTTTGTCGGTGTATCTGCTCCAGAACTCACGTGATATTCCTAACTCCTTTTCCTTAAACAAATCCTGTATGTAAGTTTTTGCCGTTTCTGAGAGTATCTCCCCTTTTGATCGGGGAGTACTCATCAACTTTCCTATTGCGCTACATCTAATTTTCATATTGCTTCAAGTTGTTTAGATTGGTCTTCTGTTAGTTCATATCCTTTAACGGCTTTAAGAAACTGCTCTTTTGTTATTTCGCCTTTAAATACCATATTCATTCCCGTTTCAAAACGTTCATTAGGGAATATCTTTTTCTTGGTAGTCTCTCCTACTGCATCCGTGTCTTTGTCCGTAACCAAACCAAGTATCTGAGAGATGCCGTAACGTCTAAAGTAAGTAAGTTGGCTTCCGTAAGACTGAAAGATGTTTTGACCTTTTAACTCTACGTCAGGCATTAAACGTAACGATGTTTCTAAAGTCTCTCCGCTTTCTACGTGAAATACTACAGTAACTAAATAGTCAACACCTTCTTTGTGGTTAGTTAGTTGCGTAAATCCTAATCCGTGTTTCTGCATTAAAGGATTAATCACGTTTAGAATAGCTGGAAGATCTGCATACTGATAAGCAAAGTTACCGCTACCTGCTGTAGTCGCTTTGAAGATTACAGGTACTTCTTGTTGGAATTCAGCCAACGCTTTAAATAAATGTTTCATAGTGTTTAATTATTTATTGTTTACAAATATACTACTTTTCAACGAAAGCAAGTTTAGTTCTAATTAATTTTTCAAGGTGCATAAGTGAATTAATTTCACGTATTCCTATTTCGTCGTTGTACTCTATCTCTTGTTCTATTAGGTCAACAATTTTGTTTACTTTTTCATCTAAAGACGGATTCCACTTTCTATCCTGTACACACTTTAAAGAATGAACTACGGTTGAATGATTATGTCTAAAGAAAGAACCAGCTTCAGTAAGAGAGTTATATTCCATAGCGTACCAACTCATTCCTATCTGTCTCCATTGCATCACTTCTTGTTTACGGTTCTTCTGTCTTAAATACTCAATAGAGAAAGGACAAGCTATTAAGAAATCCTCAAATAGAAATCGTTTGTTTTTACCGAATGTTTTTTTTGTGTTTCTGATCGTGTTTAGTTCGTAACTCATTTTACTCTTGTTTTAAGGTGTATTTTGTATTATAATAATCTCTATTAAATCTGTATTTATTTGAAGAGTCTGTATATCCGCTTGAGTAGGACTCTATTATCTGCTCTTCTTCCATTTCTTTGGCTTGTTGAATAATAGCTTCTCTATCTGTTTTATCAGCAAATTTCCATTTAGCTGTATTAACTTGATCTATAAGCCATTCTACTGCTGTCTGTTTCATCTTACTCTGATTTAAAGGTTTCGTTGTAGTAATTGCTTCCGTGATAAATAGCATTGCCTTCTTGCACACAAGCACCATTATCATATCCGATTTCAAAAGCATTAACTATCTGCTCCTTCTCTTTTTCTAATTTAAAATTGAGTAATTCTAATATCTGTTCTTTTGTGTATATAGATTGCATCCTATCGTTTTCAATAAAATGTATTAGTTCTTGTATTGCCGTTTTCATATCTCGTTTATATCTGTTATTAATCCTTTCCAAAGTGTAAAGCGTTCTTTAGCTTCTGAATGTGTGTAAGCACGAACTATTAAATAACGTGTCTCCCAATCTTTAACTTTTACTCTGTATGTTATCTTATAGCTTTTCATAACTTCTGATCTCTGAGATTCGGTTAACTAATGCTGCATTGTAATTATCCCAGTAGCGTTTTAAGTCTCCGTGTCTTACTCCGTTGTTAGGGATAAACTCGTTCTCTAATGTCGTAGCTTTTAAGTGTTGGTTTAATACCTGTACTGCTTTCTTAAATGGGTTACGTGTTTTCATAGCGATAATATTAGTTTGTGATACTCCTTAATTAAATTCTCTAATCTGTTTAACGTTTCTTTTGAATATACTTCAGCGTTCTCTTGTCGTTCAATTTCTAATTGTTCAACGTATTTAATTAAATCTTCTTTCATAGCGTGTTTTCGTTGATATTGTTTACTAATACTCGGTAGCTTCTCCATATACGTTCTACTACTCGTTCTTGAAATTCAATATCCTCGTCAGAATGAGTTTCAAATCCGTTCGGGATTGCTACCTCTACATTCCATCTGCACATTGATTCTACTTTCTTTTGCGCTTCTTCGCAAAGTTCTAAAAGCTGGTCTGCTCTCAGGTGAAGCATACGGGCTTCTTTCAGTTGTTTTTTCATAGTGTTTCTTTTAATTGTTTTGACAAATATAAGCACTA